GTCCGAAGCGACGTAGAAAATCCGAAGGTCGTCGTCGAACAGGTCGCGGCCACCCGCCGCAAAGATGGAGGCGACCGCAACGCCCGTCCCCATCGGTCCCCGGTAGCCCTGAAGCGCGTTCTTAACTTGCAGGGATAGTGTCTTGGCTTGCTGGTAACTCTGGCTCCACGCCGTCACCTGATAGCGGGCCTCTACGGTCCCGTCGGGTCCCTGATGGGTGTTCCCCCGAGGGTCGGAGATCAGCTCGTAGGTCACGGCGGGAAGCGTCACGTTCTGGGGCATGGTTTTAGGGTAGATGCGCCCACCGATGCCCGTTAGTTGGGTGTTTAGTCGGGTGTAGAGTCCAGCCTCAATCATACGCCCGCCACCCTTGCGATCTGTCGCGCCAGATGGTCAGCCACTGTCCTTTGGGCCACTGACTTCATTTCGTCAGCCGCCGGACGAACGAAGGGCTTCGCCGATGCCTTCTTTGTACCAAACTCCACAAGGTGCGCAATTGGGCTGTTCACCATTGCGGCGTAATCGTCCTTGATTTTCTTGACCTCAATCTTGCTTTGGGTGCGGCCAGTCTTGACGGGCACGAGTTGCCGCATACGCTCGGCGTACACCTCGGCCCCCGCCTCTAGGGCGTCGCTCATGGCGGTGCGGGTAACTTCTGGCCCCGCTAGCTTCACAAGCTTCTTCACAAGGTCGCCCGTGCCGTTCATTTTGGTCCTAAAGCTAATCATGGCGTTTCTTCCTTGCACAGAAGGTGAAACTCCACGTTCTGCTCTTCAGGCGCGGTCACGAAGTCCACCCGAAAGATCCGGCCCTGATACACCACTCGGTCCTGAGCCTTGACCCGCTGGGTCCGGTATCGAATGTGGATTTTGTGGGTAACTTCGGCGGCAAACTGAGCGGCGTTGAAACGCTCGCGGCCCGTCATGGGGGCAATCCGCGCCCAGGTCGTGCCGTAGGTGCTCCACGTCTCGACAGCCTCGCCCGTTTCGTTCTGGACAATAACCCGAGACTGAAGGTCTACTCGGTGCCGAAGGTTGCCCGAAAACATCCTAGAAGCGCCTCATGTTGACTTGATGAAGAAGCGCCTTTGCGGCCATAGGGATTTCTTGCACTCCACCCGGAGGGGCTAGCTCGCCTCGGAACTGGTAGAAGTGATCGCAGAGCATGGCGATGGCGTGACGGATCTGTGGGGGCACGTCTCCCGGGGCGTAGCCCGAGACGTAGAGCACCCGAACCGTGTTCACCCGATCCTCTATGGTTTCGGGCCACCCGTTAAGCGGTAGGATGCGTGCAGGGTAGCCCACGAGGTCCACCTGATAGCTCGACGGGTCGAGGGTCTGCGAGTTCCCTTCCTTGTCCGTGTATGTGACCGAGGTCACAGACTGCACGGGCGACGGGTCAAGGGTAATCGCGCCGCCGGGGAAGCCGTCGAGGAAGGTCTCGTAGGTCGCCGGGGCTAGCGCAAGCCACGTCGTGTTTTCGGCGACCTGCCGCGCCGTGGAGATGATCGAAAGAAGGTGGTTGTCCTCTTCTGGTATCACGTCAAGGCGCGACTGTGCGCGGAACTGGGCGACGGTCAAGGGCTCCTCTGCCGGGGGCGTAACGAGTCGAGTCTTTTCGTTCATTCGCCCCCCTTGAGTGCGGCCTCTGCGGCTTCCTTGCCCCGGATGCGTTGCCCGTCAGGAAGAATATACCATCCCGCCCCTGCGTGGATAAGTGCGGCCACTTCTGCGGTGCGCGGGGCGACGGCTTCGGCCATTTCCACGGCATGGCCCCCTGCGATCCATTGCGAGGCTTCGGGCTCGGGCACGTTGCGCCATAGGTCGCCCCGCCGAATGATTCGAGACCCTGCAAAGCTCCGGGTGAACTTGATGTCACGTCCCATTTCGCCCCCTCAAGATTGTGGAACTGATCCCCGGCGTGTAGGGGACCGTTCGGTATTCGATGCCCAGCTCCTCAAGCGTCTGGTGGCCTTCCTTGAGCCGCTCCCAATCGTCTCCGTGCGTCATGATGGAGGGTTGAAAGCGTTGCAGGTTCTCGGTGGGGTCGGTGGTCTCTTGCGAAACCACGCAATGCACCCACGGTAACCGCTGGATGGCGTCCATCCGGATGGTGTAGTACTGATCGGGCCAGATGCCTTTGTAGTCATGGACGCCCTTGTCTTTGACCACGCCCACGACAAGCAAGTCGCCCAGCTTCGAGGACTCCCAAAGGAAGTTTATGTGCCCCCGGTGCAAGAGGTCCCAAACCCCGGCGGTGTAGACGATCCTCATCTTCTCACCCCGTCATTGTTCCGTTGAATAGGGGTCATCCAGTTAGGCCCGTAGCGGTGAGCGCAAAACCATTTGTGGTCCGCTGGCGCGGGTAGCTTCATGCCTTCGTAGGCAATGCGCTTAATCGGAAACAGCTTGTCGTTCGGAATGTCTCGGCCCTTGTATCTGTCTACCGAGCACCAATTGTGCCGGGTCCAGTTGTCGCCTTCCTTGTGCCACCAAAACAGGTCAACGTTCGTCCGGTTGATGGCACTCATGCAAACCTTGACGCTGTTGCCAGCTCCAAAGGTTTTTTCTCTGCGGCCTTTTCTGATGACGTGGTAGCCAAGCGCCTCCATTTCCTTGAGGGCTTTTTCCACTTGGGGCCTTTCGTCTTCGAGGATCCCCGCATCGCCGTCCTTGTCGTGCGGAATCTGACCCCCGTTTCTGACTGCTCCCAAGATGGAACCGTAGTCGAGCCACCATGTCACCCTGTGTTTGGTGAAGAGTCGGTCTAGGTCTGCAAAAATCTGGGTTACATGGCCAACGCAACACCGAGGGGTCGGCATGGCGTAGCTTCGGGCCTCACGGCACCGCTCCCAATCGGCGGTGCAACAGATCGAGTTGCCATACATATCAGAACGACGAGCCCAGCCCGCCGCAATGATTTCACGGGCTCGCTCGTCTTCGACAAGCTTCACGGAACCCGCTTGAATCTGCGTGTTGCCGTTGGCGCTTCTAGTCCATGTTATGTATTCCATGCCATCCTCCAAAGCTGGAAGGGGCCGGGGGCACGTTCACCCCCGACCCCAACCGTGCCTTTAGCTACCTGCGGCGTTCTGGAAGAACTTGATTGGCCCGGTGCCAGCGTTCAGGCCCCGAGAGTCAGCCCGCAGGAAGGCGAGGAAGCCGACCTGATGGAAGTCAGCGTAGCGCTCAACCAACCGGAGGAGCGTCACGCCGCGCACGTCGCGAACGACGAACTTCGAAAAGTCCCCAAACAAAAGGGGCTTGGCGTTTTCGCCCTGATCGGCCATGTCCTGATTGATCGTGTACTGATAGCCCAGAATGGTATCAGCCTCACGAACAGCCACGCCCGGAAGCCAGATCGGGCGGTCCTCCTGATCCTTGATGAGCTTTAGATCCCGAAGGGTCTTGTCGTTCATCATCCACCGAGCCGAAGCCGAAGCACGGTAGGCGGGGTCCACGCTGTGCTCAAGGGCAACGAGGTCCTCCCACCCGATGACGTAGGTTCCAGCCGCCGCCGTGGAGACGTGGCCAGAGGCCGCGAACGGAACCACGCCCTGCGGCTGGCTGTTCCCGGTACCAGTCGTGAAGAACTGGTTCGTGATGCGCCCAAGGCGCTCACCGAGTGCAGACCCGATGAAGGCGTTCAGGTCAAAGGCGCTGTCCTGAAGAAGCTCCTCCGACACGAGCACCGAGTCAGACGAGAACTTGAACGCCCCGAAGTTGACAACATCGAACGTCATTGCGGTGTTCGTCACAATGGTGTTCTCAGCCAAAAGTCGGCCCTTGTTGCCGGTGTCGTTGACCGTCGGCCAAGGCATCACGGCCCCGGTCTCGGTCTGCATGACCCGAGCGGCCTGACGAACGCCGCCGAACTGCTTCAAGGCAACCTCAAGCTCGCCCGAGAACGCCTGTGCAATGGTGTACCCTCCGGCTGCGGCGGGCGTACCCTGCGGGGTGCGGGTCTCAAGGATGGCGCGCTGTTCGGCGTCCAGTCCCTGAAGGCCACGAAGCGCATAGGTACGGAAGGCGTCGGTGTATCTGGCCTCCTGATCCTTGGCCTCGTCGCCCACAACCTCCACGGGTCCGTTGGCCGTAATGCGCGTCGAGCGGGTCAGCTCGCGGGAAAGCTCTTCGTGCTTCTCAATGCGGGCGATGTCTTCGCCCAGCTCGCCCATGCGGGCCTCGATGCGGTCAAACTCGGCGCGGCCTTCCTCGGAAAGCTGGCCTTCAGCGGTTTCGAGAATCTCCTTCTGGCGAGACCAAAGCTGGGCGCGGGTCTCGCGAAGATCCTTCGCGGTAACGAGAGACATGGATCACCTCCTTGTAGTAGGTGGCCGGGAAAGGCAAACGCCCACCCAGCCGAGG